TCACGCCTGCTTTCGCTTCAATATTGTCAGGACCGGTCCACGCGAATCGGTTGCTGATACCATGTTCGCAGCTTCAATCAGATGCCCGAGCTCAGCGCCCGAGTAGTGACTGGTGATGCTGCCGTTCTTGTGGCCAAGAAGAGCCTTGCGGTCTTCCTCGGTTACGCCTGCTGCGCGCAGCCGACGGCCAAATGTGTGTTTGAGGTCATGGATCCTTATGGATGCATAACCTGGGTGAGCGGGGCGAAGGTTTTCCTCCTGCCAGAGTTTCGCCGCTCTCACCCGAGCCTTCTTCCAGGCCGTGTCATTCATTCGATGCATCGGGGTGCCGTTGTAAGGGAAAACCCATTCCTTACTCACGCCGCGTTGTTGCTCGATGATCGACTTGGCCACGTTGTTGAGCACGACCAGTCGCTCGTCACCGTTCTTCACTCCAGACCGTTCGTGTCTGCCACCGAAATCAGCCGGGATCAGAAAAACGCTGGTCCCGAGCTCCGGCACCGAAATTTCCCAATCCCATCTCAGCTTGCAGACTTCCTGCTCCCGCGTGCCGGTGTTCACCTTGAACAGCGCCATCTTTTGCAGGTGAGCCGGCAACTCTCCAAAAAGAATCGACTGCTCCGGCCATGACATTGGGTACGGCTTGCGGCTCGACTTCTTCTCTTCCAGCTTCGTGAGCATCGGCACGCTATCCAGCCACGGCCTGCGCTCATCATCTCGCCACTTCCTGGCACACAACGACAAAACCCGAACCACACGCTCGATCGAGATATTCACCGTCCTGTTGCTGACGCCTTTCTTCACCTTTCCATCCTGAAGCTTCTTGGTCGCCAACCTGTCCTTGATGAACGGCACCAGGGCCTGGTCATCAATATGGGTCAGCGGCATGTCGCCTATGAACGGGTCCAGCTGAGAAAGGTGGTGCGCCGAAAGCTTGATTGAAGGCTGGTCTTTGAACTCCAGCAGAAAGCGAGTCGCCGCCTCCCGCCAGATCCTGACCTTCTTTACGCCGTACACCTTCTGTTGCCGGATCTGCTCCAGCCGGTAGATCAGGTAGCGCTCCGCTTCTTCCCGGTCACCAGTTCCAGTGCTTTCGTAAAGTCGTTCTCCATTGATTTTCTTGTCGATATGCCAGATACCTTTCCTCTCGGAGAGGCCTGTGATCGATTTTCGCGCCATGATTTATCTCCTTTCTGGCGCTCGCTGCGGGGCGATTGTTGCTCCGAAGCGCCATGTTTATCAATTGCCTTCGCTGCGACGTAGGCCGTGGCCCAGTCGTCGAGCTCTTCCCGGTCGAAGCCAACACCGCGCTCTCCGATCGGGAACTCGCTGACATAGGGGCGGACTGTTTTGTCGAACTCGGCGCGGCACATACCCAAATAGATGGGCGCAGCGCCGGCACGGATGAAGCGTGGAAGGATGCTTTCGCGTCGGGGCCGGGAGGGCGCCTGCGCCAGTTCTGCAGACATAAGTGCTCCATGCCGCGCGTGGCGGCAGAAGGTGGGGAGGGGTGGTTAATCCATCTGGTACCAGACGCCACACTCGACGCCTTCAGCCTTCAGTGATTTGTACATGGCCTGCACGCCGGCATAGCGCCGATTGCCCTGGCCATCGAATGGGGCGCTGAGATGAAACGCCCGAGCGTGGTAGGTGGTGGCAGCCTGCATCCAGCCCACAATGCCGGACTTGTCCAGGGTGGCATCGCGGAGGAGACCGACACGGATGTAAACGCGATCGAGGTTGGCGCTACCGCCATCATCTGGTGCTGCGTTGGCAGCCGCCTTACCTGCCTCAATTGCGCGCGCAACAGCTGCTGCCAGCGCTGGGAGCTGATCTTTGGTCACAGGAAGTCCTCGCCCGCCGTTCACCGGCAGGCTGGTAGGTGGAAGAGGGGTTACTTGCGGCGCTGGAATTCAGTGCAGCGGACGATCACTGTCTGAGCGTCCCGGGCGAGCGCCGGCATGGTGCTGAAGGGAAGGTGGCTGCAATTACGGTGGGCGTGGACGCAGGTGCGACACATGCCACCTTTTGGTTGGTGGGTCATCGCGGCCTCCCCATTGCAGCAGCAAGCTCACAGTTAGTTGCCAGGTTCAGAAGGTTCTTTGTGGTCGGCCTGAAGCTTCCGGTATCTGGATAGCCCTCTAATTCATGGCCATGCGGGTACGCTTCAAACGGACCGTCAAACGGCCAATGCATTTTCCAGTCAGTCCATGTGGTGTATGCATCCTGGCCTTCGCCCCAATAGTCGGTGCCGCCGCCGATGCTCAGGCAGTGGCGGACCTGGGTTTTCTGCTCGTAGGCAAGCTCCGATCGCTCGTCATCAACCCACGCCCGCCCATAAGTTGACGGGTACAGCTGAACAAGACGTTTGCTCAGCTTCTTCTCGATGCGGGCCTTCATCGCCGTGGCCCCGTGTAGATGAGCCAGGCCATGTAGGCGAGGGCGGGGAGGATCATGGCGTCACCGACCGACGCGCCCATTGCACGTACGGGCCGTCCTCGGTGTCGAAAATTCCCATCAGGAACCACTCAGGCCCTGGTGACTCAGGATTCCAAGCGGTGCACGCCGCATCCTCTTCCGGAAGGTCGTAAGTCTCGTCACCCGAGTGCCAGCCTTTCAGCTCCAGCCCTTGCTCCTTCGTCCAGGCGGTGTAGGGGGCAGGATCTTCGCCTTCACCAAAGTTCGGGATGTTCGGGTGGTACCACCAGCCATCCTTGTCGCGCTTCACTTCGACAGGGCCGAAGAGCTTTGCAGCGTGGGTGGCGCACGGGGTGACACGGTAGACATTCGAATACTGGCCTTGGCCATCACTGAAGCTCAGCTGGCAGCCGCATTCGGCAGGCTTGTCGTTGACGAACACGATCCTTTCTTCACGCATGACTGTTCCTTTGCCGCTATAGCGGCTGACTTTGAAGGGGGAGGGAGCGAATAATGGAATGGTGTTTCTTGTGTATTGAGGTAACCGATGGCTGCGTTAGTGCAGCCATCGGCTTGTGGACATCAGGCGCTTGTCACAGCGCTCGTCTTAGAAATGCCAATACCCCCAGTAATAGAAGAAACCAGCCACAACGACGGAAAAGAAGATTCCAGCACAGAAGTGCTCCCTTTTTTCCCGGTCTGAAACGGTTTTGCAGCACTCACATTTTTTACTCATAGAGACAGCACCTACTCACGTTGATATGAATCTAGAAATGATTCACATGTATTAATAGTGCGAAGGCAGTGCCCCTTTTCTGATGGTTTTTTCGACCGTTCGTCGGGTTTGTATGGAATTGTGCTGCCTTATAGACCGAGGCCGCTGCGCGCCACGGATCGTTGGCCTGTGCCAAAGCATCCATCGGCGGCGGGCTGACACTGTTGACACTCATGCTGCGTGCTCCCGCTGATAGAAGTCCCACGCCGCTTTGTCACCCTGGGCCACGTACCAGGTCAGGTCGCCGCTATCTTCCTGATCGCAGACTGAGCCGCCGTACTGGCAGCCGGGGAATTTGAACGTGGCGGACATTACGATCCAGGGGTAGCCGATCTTGAACTCCCCAAACGTCAGATCGGGACGCTCACCCAGCACCTTGGCCTTGAAGGCTTCGCCCTTGGCATTCGCGTCGGCGATCAACTTGTCCCGCGAATCTATGCAGTCCTGATCGCAGTAGGCGTGCCGGCCGGCGTAGACGATCTGAAGCGGGTTGCCCTCGTCGTCCTCGGCATCCTCGTAGAGTTGGGTTTCGCAGTTGTTGCAGTACAGCCACCAACCTTGGTCGTGATACGCCTTCGCTGGAATGAACGGCTGGCCGGCGAACTCGTCTGCCCACGGTGCGCGGCGGCAGAAGCTCACCTCCTCAAAGGTTAGATCCAGCTCGTTGCCGCCTTCGCGCCGGGCCTGCGCGCCGCTGCTGGCGAACGTGACGACTTGTTCGCCTTCGGAGCCTTCACCGACGTGATAGGCCTTGAGGTTTTCTGTGGGCATGGGGCGTCCTATGCCGGGTCATGCCCGGGCGGTGCGGTGCTACGATGGCCCCTTCCTACAAATGGGCAGGACCATGACCAAGCACGATATTTACGATGAGATCGAAGGTTTTCAGGTTTGGAACTACATGGAGTGCGACAAGGACGAGGAGGGCCGGGAGACCTGGCGAATCAACGTCGAGATAAAGCGTGATGGTGAAGTGGTGGTGCCGGTTGTTGCTGGTGATCGCACCTTTCCAGATCGCGGCCTGGCCCAGGTTGCCGGTCGGGAGTTGGGGGCCAAGTTGATTGCGGGTCGGTAGGCGCAATAGGTGAGGGTGGATCAGGCAGCGAGCCGCTGATAAAGCTCGATAATGTCGGCGGCGTTTGCGGCTACCAGCGCCTCGGCCTCATCAGGACAAACGCTGTTGCCAATCAGCCTGACCTGATCCGTTTTGTTGATGTCGCGCCACTCTTCTACACCCGTGACCGGGTCAACGAACAACCCGCGGTCGATGATGTAGTCCTTGTCAAAGCCCTGCGCCGCCTTCAGCTCTGGCGGTTGCAGCATGCGCAGAGTGATATCCACCAGCACATAGCCGCCGACCATCACCATCTCAGCCGGGTCTTTGAAGTGTTCCGGCAGATACTCGTGCATGAAGGCGGCACAGCGTCGGGCACCTTCCATCTGCTCCGGCGTCAGCGTGTCTGGCACCTGCACCACTTCGACCAGTGCAACCCGGTCCTTCGTCGGAAGGGTATGCATCGGCTCGGCCAGCGATATTCCGTCCTTCTCATTGCCGTAGTACTTCACCAGGTAAGCGTTCACCAGGCGCTGGTTGGCGCCGGATTGGCAGATGGTTGAAATCGGGTCATAGGCCGATCTGCCGTCGCCTTTGTAGTACCCGCCGTTCGCCTGTTCGAAGAATGCGGCCGATACCGCATGGTGCCCGGTGCTGGTAGCGACCACGCCGAGGGGGTTGTCGACATCAGCACCAACCGAACCTTTTCGCAGAGTGACCATGTTCGCCGCGGCCAGCGCGAAGTGCCCGCCCTTGACCTGGGCGACTTGCGTGCGCAGTGGCTCGACCGCGCTGAAGTTGCGTTGCGCCGAGCCATTGGCGCACTCGGTGAGGAATGGCGCTGCCACTGGCTGGACCAATGCGTGATGTGTGCCCCCGGCGCTGATGGTCGACAGCGCTTCGTCCGTACCGTGGGTGCTGGTGTGCGACTCCGATGTTCCGCGCATCGGGACAATGAACGGCTTCGCGCTGGTCAGAACATGACGCCAGCAGCCTTTGGCTACGCGGCGCATTGTGTTCACTGCCATCGGCCTTTCACGGAAGATCGTGCGGCCGAGGTTGCTCCAGTCGATGCACTCCGCAGCAGTGCGCCAAGGTTGCTGTTTCGCCGTCGGCTTCTTGTGGCGCTTGGGTTCTGGCCAAACGATCGCCTTGCCGTCACTTCGCGCTACCAGGTACAGGCGCTTGCGGATTGTCGGAGTGCCGGCGTTAGCTGCGATACGCTCGCGCCATTCGACGTTGTAGCCGAGGCCGCGCACCAGTGCTTCCGCAGGCACGAACTCGCCGATTGATTCAAGAATCTCCGCCATGTCAGGGTGATCGGCTGGCAGGCCAGAGCTGAGCGCGGCAATGAACGACTTGAAGGTGCGACCGCGTTCGGCCTTGATCGGCTGGCCCTCTTCATCGATCGGGCCCCAGTCGCAGAACTCTTCGACGTTCTCCAGGAACATCAGGCGCGGCCGGGTGGCGTGGGCCCAGCGCACAACGACCCATGCCAGTCCACGTACCCCGCGGTCGCGCGGCGCACCGCCCTTGGCTTTGCTGTGGTGACGGCAGTCTGGAGAAGCCCAGAGAATGCCCACTGGCTGGCCACCGGTGGCATGAACCGGATCAACCTCAAACACATCGGCGACGTAGTGTGCTGTATCCGGGTGGTTGGCGCGGTGCACGGCCAAAGCGATCGGGTTGTGGTTCACCGCGACGTCCGGTTCTCGGTAGGCCCGGGCAATGCCGGTGCTTGCACCACCACCGCCGGCGAACAGATCCACCACCAGTTCTTTCTGGAAGGGCAGGCACATGCTTGGCTGGCCATGGATGAACTGGGGGTTCTTCTGTTGTGCGGACATAGAAGTGCCTCGTCGCCAAACGGCTACAGTGTTTTAGGATTAGGGTGGAGGAATGCGCGATGCTGAAAGGCGCCGAGGATTCGGAGCGAATCGCTGAGTTTTATGAGTACATCCAGGATGGCGGCGTCAGGGAGGCTTTCGCACTACTGGTTGGTACTTTCGCTTGCCTGAAAAGTGTCAGTTGCAGGACGGCCAAACAGGGAAAGGTCCGCTCTGTTGCTGTCAGACAGGGTGATGCGTGGTGCTTTTCGATCATGCCGTCACGCAAAAAACTGCTCTTTCATTGGCGGCCGCCAGCTGTTGACCGGTATCGACCTCAGATAGAGGCAATAAAGGCCCTTTTCCCAGAAAACTTTAACGACAAGTCACACAAAGATGCTGAGCATTGGGCAATAAGCATTGAATCGATTGAAGAGGCTTTGCGACTGCTGCTTATCCTCGACCTCAACTGATCCTCGCCGGCTGGCGTGATTCGTTGAAGTGGGGTATTTGTGTTCGGCCCGGCATGGAGCCGGAACAGAGGGTGCGCTATGAAACAGCTCGTTCAGAAAAATGACTTGCCGGCCTACCTGAGAAGCCTAGCTGCAGCCTCTATGCTCGTTGTCAGCATGAGTACGCCAGTTATGGAGATAGCCTCGACAGTGAAATCGACCTATGAAATGGCTTATCTCGTGGAGAACTATGGCCAGTACATTGGTGAGGGCCCATACATGATCGAAAGTAAAGACGGTCATGAGTGGAAGGACGCGCCAATTCCAGATCCGGTAATCACAGGTTACGCATTTGCGTTCACCGTTTGTGCGAGGCTTGTTCGCTCAGGTAAAGAGATTGGTGGTCACCATTCCCTACGAAAATCTCTGGCTGGCTATGAATACATTCAAATGGATAGGCTAGATGATGCAATGGTCTCATCGATTCTTATAAAGATGCCGACTGATCCTGCGGAGCTTCAAGCACTTCGCGATCTTCTCGCCGAAACCACTGTCATGTTTTCGATAGATGATGGGTCTGGTTTTTTTCACCTTGGCAATACGATGATGGGAAATGGGATTTACCATTCCTGACTATCAGCGCAATAGGTGAGGGTGGGTCAGGCGATGATCCGCTCGCCGATCACCGTGGTGGTGAAGCTCACCGAGTACTCGGTCACCAGTTCGAAACTGCCGCCGCAGGTATCGCACTCCATTTTTTTATCGCCGTAGTCCTCCGATTCAATGTGGATGACTGTGGCGCAGTGCGGGCACTTACACTCGTCTTGGCAGCGATAATCCCACTCGTCGTATTCGCCTTCGGCGACCTTTGCCAGCGCAGCGGCTTTGGCCTGGGCATCTTCCGCATCTTGGCAGGGCTTGCAGGTCCAGCCATCAGGGTGCCCCCATGGCGTTTCTGTCAGCGTTGACCGGTGAATGCTGCACAGCCGGCAAACGTCATGCTTATCGCAAACGCTGTAGCTCCACTGTTCGCCTGTGCCATTGCACTTCGCGCAGCCAGAAACCCAGTACCAGGCGCCGTCGATACGCTCGGCGTACAGACCTAACTCGGGCGGGGCCAGCCGCACTTCGGGAAGACCATTGCGATGTGGCTTACCGTGCAACGCGTGGTTCCAGATGTTGGTGCTGCCGGAGCGCAGGCGCTCTGTCCATTCGCCGGAGATTTCCGGAATCAGGATCTTCGTGTTCTTGTCCACGGTGTATCTCCAGTCAGGCGCCGCCCTCCGTGACCGGATGCGGCAGTGGCATTTTGGTTTGTGGTGGGGTATTACGGGAGCCGGCATCGAGTCGAGGAAATAGGAAGGCAATGAATATTCGCAAAACTATGATCGACAGCGCCCCCTTCGCAATCAGGCTGACATGGGTGATTCTGTTGTGCGTGCCGGCGTCTTGGATACTTATGAGTTCTGCCGCTGAATCAGGGGTTCTATCAACTTCTGGGAGCGTAGCGGCGGCTGCTTGGATGCAAGCAATCGGTTCGATATTGGCTATTGCTGGTGCTGGTTTCTTTCCTTATTTTCATGAAGCTAAGAAAGATCGAAACCGCAGTGATCGACTGCGTAGAATTCTGCTTCTGCTGGCCAAAAACCAAAAGGAGCAGCTCCGTCTATTGCACAGTACGCTTTTCAATGCTGTTAACGATTTTGGCGAGAACTCCATCAATCCATATCTCGGAAATCAGTGGCAGATGAAGTGGCCACCTCACATTGAGGCACTGCGTTCCATCCTGATCACCGATCTCGATCCTGGTCAGGTTTACATGTTGACCGAAATGAAGGTGGGTGCGGATTTCGCCTGGTCTATTTGTTTGCGGCTAAATGACTGGAATGTCATTGGCGACAAGGAGCAAGGAGATATTCAACAGCTACACCATTATCAGGTCATGGCGAGCATAGCGGTGGAACTGCTCGACCAAGGCGCACGGGAGGACGTTAGTTAAGCGGTTCAATAAACTCATCACCCGGGTCGCGCTTCAGTTCGGCCATGCTCTCATTCCTAAACATCCGCGCCACGTTTTCGCTGATCTGCACTTTGTGGCGCGGGCTTTCCATCGCTTGGAAGGAGAGGGTCGGCCCGAGCGCGTGAGCGTTCAGTATCAGGTTCTGCACCGCCTCGTTGATTTCCTCGATGCCGTTCCAGGCCATCAGCTCATCAAGCTTCTGCCGGGTGCCGAGCCGTAACCGGTGCCGCAGTTCTTTCTCGTCGTACTGGCTGCGCTTCTCGGCAGCTTTGGCCGATCGTTCTTGTCCACTCTTGGCCATGGCCAACCTCTTCTATGCCACTGGCCGGCATCGCCAGCCAGGTCTGTCGTTTTCGTTGCTGAACGCGGAACCGTCTCATACAGCGACCTTCAGCTGATTCCACGCCCCAACCGCTTCAAAAATCCGCGCTGCGTGAGCTTCGTCCAACGACAAGGGGTCCGGGATGGCGATCCAGCCAGACGCCACCATCTGGCTTTGATTGGCCGAGTCGCGCAGTTTCTTGTAGCAGTGCTCGATCACCTCTTCGAGATGGTCGGAGAGATAGACACCGTCCGGCGCCACCTCAATCGACTTGCTGTAGCGGTCGCCGCGAGCATCAATACAGAGAGCGCTGAGGTAGATCGTCCAGCGGTGGGGGATGCCGCACACGGCCTGGCCAATCTTCCCGGGCGCGATGTTCTTCAGCGACTTGTAATTGATCATGCCCTGGTGACCGCTGGGGTCGATGTTCACCACTGCGACGTGGTTGGTGGCCAGCAGCGAACGACACGATCGGTCGATACGGGCCTTGAGGTTATGAGGTTTTCTTTTACTCATAGTGAGTCCGCCATTAACCGGAGAGCCTTTCGATCAGCGGCTGTCAACGCCTTGGGCTTTCTCTTGAGGACCGTGCCGGGATCGATTTTCTGTGAGCGGGGAGGCGGTAGCGGGTTGCGCGGCGGGCTTTTCAGTTGAGCGATTTGTCCGCCGGCGGCCAGAAACTCGGCTGTCCGGCTGGAGATTGATTCAGCGTTCTGCCGCTGCTGCTCGACCAAGTTGAGGTGGTTGCTGATCATGATCAGGCTCCCAAACGATGGGCTTGCGCCCTGGCTTTGTCCGCGACCTCATCAACCATGCGATTCAGTTCCAGATTGAACTGGACCAGCTCTTTGTGCAGGTTGGCGATGTAGTCTTCGTCGCGGTGAATCGTCTCGATGTAGAGCTGGCACTCTTCATCTTGGCGAGAATCGAACGACAGAAAGTCCCACCATTTCCGTCCCGTAACGAACATGCAGCCCTGGACCTGCGGCATGTGTTCCTCAGGCATGCCTTCGAGCCATGTCCTGACGTGAATCGCCTCGTTGAAAGGGCACTTCGACTCGGTGCCGCCGTCATCGTTGATCAGGCCGTCTGGCGAGCAGCCGAGCCAGTCGTACTTCGGGTGGACGATGAACTCTGACGGTATGACGATGTTGCCGGTCAACATCTCGTAGGCGTCCTGAGCCTTCTGTTCTTCGGTGTGACCCCACTTCATGGAAGCGCTGCTGACGTTATGCTTGGACTTCTTTGCCAGTCGCTCGAAGCACAGTTCGCGCATGTATGAGGTACGCGCGCCCATAGGCTCGCGCTTCCCATTTTTGTCAGGCTTTCCCCAGGCAAGCACATCTTTAAACCGGCTGGCTGTCACTCGGCCAGATCGATCTGCATGCCACTTCTCAGTGCCCTGAAGTTCCGTTCTCACTACGCCGCTTCCTCGACCTGAGACAGGCCGTCGTTGTTGCCAGTCATATCGGTAAAGTCGCCATCAACGGTTGCCGCCATGTTCTTGAGCGCTTCGTGGCATTCCAGACCGATTGCTGCGCGCTGCTTCGGCTTGAGACCTGCCCAAGCTGCTGCATAGGCGTCGATGTCCTGCTGTTTCGCGACGGCCAAAAGGTCGGCGAATACTCCGTCGATTTCCGGTGAAGGGGATTTCGGGCCGAACGAAACGCTGGAGGCGGCCGCAGTGTTATTGGTCTGCTCGGTAGGAGTGATATCGATCTCGTTTCCGTAGGAGCCTTCGAACTCGTCAGGCGTGTAAACACCCAGGATCACGTCTGGGCAAAACAGGCGAGCCCATTTCTTTGTAGCGAGGTAGGCGATCTGCTGCTTTGGGTCGTCAGCCCAAAGTGTGGAGTTACGAGTACGAGCTTGCGCCATGAGTGTCTCAAGCACTCGCGGCTCATCCTCTCCACGGAAGGTTGCCCACACCCTGACGCCCAAGCCCACTTCGTCGAGCAAGCCCCAACCAGGAACACGGTATTCTTTGTTTTCAGCGTTTTTCTTAACGAGGAATTTGCCAACTATCTTTTCCCAAGGACCAAACCAGTCATAGTGCAGGCGGTCGATGGTGGGAGCCTTGGAGGTGATTACGGCGTTGACCAATTGGGCTTCATAGCTCAGCGCGCCACCTTTTACGATGAATGTTTTCTGAGCTACCGCAAAAGGGTTCATTTGCCACTGCATTGCCTGCAAGACAATCGCCATGCAGTCGGCTTTGTTGCCCCGCAGGTGTTCAGGAACCGTCGTTTTCCCATCAGCCATCATGGTCGCAAGATCAGTCATCGACCTCATCGTGCCTGGATCGAGGATGAGCGCAGCGGCGTTGTGCGACGGATCGTGGTACGTGGCGAGGCCGGTTGTTGCTTGAGTGTCTGAATCGGTCATTGCGCTCTCCGTGGCCGACCAGGAGTGGGGCGGCCGTTAGATGGAAAGGGTGGTTAGAAGCGGATGGCTTGAAGCCAGGCGCGAGCAGTGTCGAGGTCCACGTCGAAACCCAGGGCTACAACCTCGACAATGTCGTCAACTGATGGGGCGGTCGTAGTCACGTCGTCGGATTGAGCAGTGGCTGCATGTGCGCCGATGGGCACGACTTCGACCTTCTCTGCGACCACTGGCGCAGCCATCGGGGTGGCTGGAGCTGGTGCGGCAGCCTGGGCGCGCAGACGGGCCAGCTCTTCCTGGTCACGTTGATACTGTGCGTCACGTTCGCGCTGCTGGCGCTGTTGCTCTTCCTGCTGCTCACGCTGTTGGCGTTGCTGTGCTTCCATGTCGCGGCGCTGCTGGTCCAGATCGTCCTGCTGCTTCTTCAAACGCAGGCGGTCTTCCTCGGCCCGCTGCTTGCGCAACTCCTCAGCTTCAGCGTCGGCAATGCGTTGCTTCTCGCGCAGCTCATCAAGTTCTTTCTGCTGGGCCAGTAGCTTGGCGGCAGCCTCTTCTCGTTCAACGGCAGACTTGTGCAGTGTTTCCAACTGCTCAATAGCGTTGTCTCGAGCGATGGTGCCTTCAGCTTCGAACTCGGCATATTCTTCGGGCAGGATCACCGACACCTTGACGCCTTGCAGGATGTCGGCGATATCGGCAGCGCTACGGCTTGCATATGCGGCAGCGACAGAGCTGAAGCGGGTAATCTTTGCCCGGATGGCTTCGACGCGTTCAGCCTCTACACGCTCGCGTTCGGCTTTGGCGTCAGCTACGCGTTTTTCCTCGGCTTTAATTGCTTCGTCGACAGGCGCTTCAATCGCCAACACGCGATCCTTCAGCGCCTCGCCGAACTCCTTAACCTGATTGACGCGAGCTTGGGCATCTTTGACTTTCTGTTGATAGGGAACCAGCGCCGTCTTGGTGGTGTTCGCCAGGGCGTAGCGCACGTCGCGGATATCAACGCGAACTTCCTTCGCATTCGCCAAGCCTTCGCTGGTTGAGCAGTCAACGACCAGCTTCGCGTAAGTGGTCTCCAGACGAACGATCTGTTCTTCGTGCGGCCGATATTCGGCGATGTCGGTGACGGCTACCGCAGGGACTACAGATTTTTTCACATCGTCGCTTTCGCTCATTTCGAGCGATTCTTGTGCGAGTGCTTGTTTAGTATTTGCGGACATGACAGTTCCTTGCGGCGCGGGGCGCAGCCTTGAAAGGTGTGAGAGTTATTGAGTGACGCGATCAGCGAGGGCGCTGAGCAGCATCAGGAAAGCGAAGAGGGCGAGGACAGGCAGAGAGCCGCGCCAGATCAGCAGGCGACGTGCCCGCTGGCGACTGGTCACCGGAGCACCCGGTAAGTCGTCTCATGTGGCACCTGGCAGACGCCGGATGTGTCTCGGGTGACGCTGTAGGCCATCAGCACAAGTACCAGGCCGGCGGTGAGAATCCAGTAGAAGGTCTTCACAACCGAACCCTCACCGCAATCCGACGACCCTTCATGGTCGGCGCCAAGCGCTGCGGCAGGTTGACGACCAGCTCTTCGCGCTTGCGGCCGATCACCTCGTTGAAGGGCAGACCGAAGCCGAGCAGGGCGATCTTGCGCTCGATGTCGTCAAGCTGTTCGTCGATCAGGGTTTTCACTGGCGCGGTGGTCATGACGTTCTCCCTTGCCGCATATCAAAGGTGCGGCACAAACGCTCGGTGTATTTGGCGTCTTCGTCGGCGCTGATGATGCTCAGCGTGCGGAAGATGAGGATCGCGGTGTTGGCTGATGCCTTTACCGCTATGGCGCTGCACTGCGGGTCGATCATGCTTTGGATGTAGCCATCAAGCATGCCGGTAGCAAGATCGTGCTGGCTGCTCATGCTGACGCCTCCTTCAAGCCCCAAAACTCACCTATGGCATCGACCGCTGCGGCTACGCGTTTCGCACTCGCCTTGCGCTCTGCAAGCAAGCGAACATCGCGGTCTGCCAGTGCCTGGTTGCGCTTGAGTGCTTCAGCTTCGTAATCGTGGAACTCTTCGGGTTTCGCTTTCTTCTCGCGGCCCCAAGCGTCGTAGCGCCTGTCCCACTCCCGGGCCTGAGCGCCGTCTGCATAACTGGTTGCCATGGTCGCCTCCAGAGTGGCGGGGATTCAGTCGGTGTAAGCGATGTACTTGAAGTTGCCGCCGCCGAAGCGCTCAAAGCGACCGCCGAAAGTGCCGCGCACCTTCGCCAGAATCTCGTCTTTGGTTGTGCCTTCGGGGTAAACGCCTTCGCAGATCTGCGAGGAGTTGGTGTGTGAGCTGATTCGGTAATCGATCTTGCTCGGGTCGAGCGGGCGAGGTTCCCAGCTGCGATAGTTGCCGGTGGCTTTATCGACGTTGACGATGAAGTCGTTGATGACCTCGTCGTCAGCCTCATCCCATTCGCACTTGTCGCAGAAGTGGCGCGAGGCAGTGCAGGCAGAGCAGGGCGGGCTGATGTGGCAGCTACAACCATCGGCCTTGCGCATCTTGATCAAGCCTTGGCAGCCTTTGCGACGGCAGGCATCACCTTCGCAGTGTCCGAAATCGCTCATGGCGACCTCCAGTGTTTGGTTGATCCAACAACTCGGCTGCACTCATCCGCTCCGCTGGTTGCCGTTGGGCGCGGAGGGGAGTGCATGCGGGTGGTGTCGGGGAGGGTGCCCAGACCCGCTACTGGCGACGGCCTGGGTTTGCAGCATCAAGTTTTCTTCGTGCGCTGGGGTGGCCTACCGGAACTCCGGCCGATGCGCGGTGACATCGACGACCTACTGTCCGCTGCCTGAATGAGTGTTGGGCGCAGCCTTCAGGCTTGCTGCGCAACGCGGGGGGATCGTTCAGCTACTTCATGGCGCATCCTCCGTGACGTGGGCAACTCCCGAGCATTCCTCGGTAGTTGGTTGTGATGCAGGTGGGCGGTTATAGGCCGCAGTTTCGTCCGCATCCGTCTGCCCACTCGTGAATGGGCAGAGGTGATGCTTCAGCCTTCGCAAGACCATTGATGATGGTTTGCGTGTTCCTCGCTGCAGAACGGCAGACTTTGCTGCCGAACGTATTTCTTCTTCCGCACCGGGTTGTAGGCTTGGTCGATGATGGTTTTGTAAATCACCGGGTCAGCGGGCTTTCCGCAGCGGGTGCATTTGGTTGGTATCGCTGGTTGATCCATGGCTCTGCTCCGGTTGTTTTCCCAATGCACCCGTCACCAGGTGCATCAGTGAAAATTCCGTTTCTCCACCACGCGCATCGCCGGATTCATATCTCTGGCCGTCGTCGCACATTTCGTGTTCGGTGCTGGTACGGCTGGCTTGCGTGGTTTCGCGTACTCACATCTGGTGAGCACGGCCAGTTCCAGAGCTGGCGTGGCATCGGCTATTTGTTGCTCGCACTTACCGGCTGAAACCCGGGGTAGTCGATGGCGAGGATCCTGAGCTGTTAAAGAGCGGCGGATCTCTCGACCCTTCGCAGCTGGCCCCTGATTGGGTGCCGGTTGCGATGGAGCAAAAGTAGTACCGCTACTAAAACAAGTAAATAGCACTGCTAATATATTTTCATCCTGGCGTAAAAAAGCCCGCACTTGGCGGGCTCTGGCGTGAGTTGGCTATTTAGGTCGTAGGCTCAACTAGGCGCAAATCTCCATGTAGGTCACATATAGATCTCAGGCTTTGTTGGGCGCTGGCGGCTTCAGATTCAGATTGAAAAGGACCAGCAACAACGAGTTTTGGATTGCCTTTGGTTAGAGGTAAACCAAGCCTCCTCACGGAGCTTGTTGTTTCTGAATACGCCCAGGGCTCGCACTCAATTTGAACAGTCCAACCGTGCTCAAGCGGTGTAAGTCCGTTACGGGAAGGTTGCACATCAGCGCCACAGTGTTTGCACTTGATCGCCGCGTTTTTGATTGACTCTGCGCAGAGAGGGCAGGGGCGCGAGTCAATTTCAACTGCTGGAGATGTTGCGGACTTTCCAGTAAGCAGAACCATCAGCAGGCCGGCCAAGGCGATGATGCCGCCGAGAATGGTATGGATCTGCCGGTCAGCCATGAGCCCTAGGTTGTTCACTCGGCCGCCTGAACCTGAGGGCACGGAGACATCCATGTTTAGTGCGAATACAGCCCAGCACACCCCGACAAACAATATGACCTTGCCCAACCCTTTCATTGGATCCCTCCCGTAATTGAGCCCGGACTTTACCATTCGTGGCGCACGGCCACCATTGGCGGGCAGGACAGATGCCTCAGTGCATAATCTCGTCGGAAGTGAGCAGCTCTGTGATTGCCTTGTCCATCACCTCCGCGTTGAATCTCAGATCGCCGACGCGAACCCTAAGCTTCTGCGCTGTCACTGTTGCACCTTCTTTATCCAGCCAGGCTGCGATCTCCTCGAAGGCTTCACCGATCATCATCTGGTTCAATTGAAGGCTGGCCAGCACAGCCGGAAACAGTTTTGGGTGGGTCATGGCTTATTCCTCCATCTAAGCATCAGGTACGCAGACAACAAAAAGCCCGCACATCGGCGGGCTCTCTGTTGAAGGGGCTGATCCATCAGCTACCGTCAGTGTAGATGGCGCCTGCGGGGGCGCAAGATGGAACGACAAAGCCCGGCGCTAGGCCGGGCTCTTTATGCACGCGGCCAAATCCCTTTGGCTGACTGCAGTGTGCTTGGTAGGTGTGACGAAGGCGTGACAGGCAGATACAAAAAGCCCGGCGCTGAGCCGGGCTCTGTACTTTCTATTTTGGCGGGGTGGCTGGTGGCGCTACAGCTTCAACCTTTCCAGCCTGGAATGCTGACATTGTCGTCTGCATCGCGCCGAGGACGTTTGCTTGGTTCGCGTAGTACGCGCCAACAAGAATAGCAACCACAGCTAAAAGCTGGACAATAACCGCAGCCCAATAATTAGACTTAACTGTAGCCGCCTGCTTTGCAGCCTCTTCAGCGCCCTCAGCAGCTTTTGTGGCGCGCTCGGCGAGCATCTCGAAACGCTTGTCTCGCTCGGCCTGCGCTTTATCTCGCTCAACCTGAACTGCAGATTGAGTAGCAAGAAATGCATCAATTTTTGACGACACGGACTCTACCCGAGCATCCATCCTCGCTTCGATGGTCTCGAGTTTTGCGTTGAATTCTTCGCGAGTGATGTCGTTCATATCCTGATTATCATCAATTCGGCCAGTGTTGTCATTAAAGGCTGGCTTTGCCAACTCAAGCTGACGCTCTTCAATTTCCAAATTCAGGCTTTTCACACGAGCTTCGAGCAGGCGCAGATCAATGCTTGTCATCGGCTTCACCGGAACAGTTCTGAATCACTTCCTTGTGGGCTTTCTTGATCTCATCCAGAGCATTACTAATGCCTTTTTTGGATTCTTCGATATCTTCAATTAAAGAATTTCGAACCTCGGGGTTAACTTCGATTTTCGATAGCAGGGTCGAGATCTTTATGTTGAGCTTCAACTGTATTGCAGCGGCGTCCCAGACGGCCAAGATTGCGGAAATCAAATCAAGGTTTATAGATTTTTGCGCTTCGATATCTTTTTCAACGGATTTTCTGTCCATTTACCTATCCTTAAATTGGCTTTCCACTAGGCATTTGTGCTAGCCACAGTCTAGTTGTTGCTGCGCCAGAGCCTCCATTTCGTCGTGGGGATGAAGTGTAAATCTATTTCGATTCACCGAGCGTACATCGCCCACCAGAACACATTTCTTACAAAACCCTGCTGCGCCAAATTAGGTTGTCAATGACGCGACATCAAACCAGATGAGCATTCCAAACCAGCAGCCCCCGTGCCTGGATGAAGGTCATCAGCGTAAGCAGTCAGCCTGCCATCGCGATTCTCAGCGCTATCGCAGCCTCAAGCAGCTTATTAGCCTGGTTCGAGACAGTCGTCGCCAAGAAATCATTTCCATCGTCTTTCAGCATTGCTGCCAAATCGAGCAGTTTCCCCACCTCGATCTCAACGACGCGAACGGATTCGGTTATCTGGTATTGAAGTGAGTGCGCCATGCCATCAATCCTCGTTCCAAACCGGCTTGGATCCCCGTGGCCAGGGTGATTCGCCGTACCTCTAATGGTTGTCGCGACAACTATTAACCGGGTTAACCCTAAGCTTGGCGCGGCTACAGATAGCCGTCACGCCAGGTCAGCCCCGACGAGGCGCTCGCCGAACAGTTGACCACCAAAAAACACGACCAAGAATTCTGATCTCTGCCATCTGCTCCGGGGTGAAGATCTCGTCAGGATATTCCTCGTGGTTCTCGCTGCGAGCCCTGACATTGCCGCCGGGCAGTTTGTAGAGATATTTGGTCCTGAGCATGCCTTCGTGGTCGAAGGCATAAATCTCACCATCAATGATGTCTGTCTGTCCGCGATCAACGCCGACAGCCGCACCATCCAGAATCATTCTCTCCATGCTTCTGCCGTGAACCCTCGCACACATGGCGTCGTTGATGCTTACACCGGCCTCTCGGAGGGTAGCCTTGGAGAAGCGCAGCTTCCTTCCTGGAACCTCAACTACGTGCGTCATGCCACTTCCGGCAGACAGTTGAACCTCAGCAAAATACGGAACCTCTACTTCATCGTCATCGAGCGGCGTGTCTTCATCCCAAATGCTCATGGGCACGAGGTCTGCGACTCTTCGTGGCTCTATATCGCTCGGTGCAGAATTGATACTCACCATAGAAAGAAGGCGAGTGCTGACTTGCTCGGGACTGAAATCAAGAGCCTTTGCCAGCCTCAGTAGTGCTTCAAGGTTCAGCGGCACCTTTCCAGTGGCGTACTGGCTGAAAGCGCTTTGACCTGACCACCCACATGCCTCGGCCACATCTGCCTGAGTGAGACTCGCTCCGGATGCCTTTGCTGCTGCTTTTCTTTCTTCGTAGATAGCTTTGAGTCTGACGCTCTCAGCGAATTCTTCGGGTGTTAATGGGCGTCGTTTTTTCATACCAATAAGAGTATTAGCAGCGCTGCTTAAATCACAAACAGCGCTGCTAGTATTCTGTTGCTCATAAAAAGTAGCGCTGCTACTATCCATGGCAGATACCGAACCGTGGAAATTCCATGAAAAAGATTCCTTTGAATGAATATCTCGACAAGCACGGCACTCAAGCCGTGTTGGCGGCGGCCCTCGGGGTAAATCAGAGCGCGATTTCCCAGATGGTTAGGTCTGGAAGAAACATCGAAATCTCGCTTCTTGATGACGGTAGCGTCGAGGCAAATGAGATTCGCCCGATTCCAGCGCGCCCCCGAAATACCCGTCACGCCGCCTAACCCAATCCCGAGACATCCAGCGGAAGTGAACCAATGGCCTACAAAAACAAGACGCATCGCAACACCCACCAGCTGAAGTCGCGCCTCAATGACGCCGCTTACGCCGCTCTCCAGGTGGAAGCGTTAGCGCGTGAGATTCAGCCAGGCGCCTTGGTTCGCGACCTCACGTTGGCGGCTCTGCGGTTCAAGGAGGATTACGGGTACTTCCCGTTGATCGATGACGGCGAGCCGGATGAGCTGGACGGCTTTCCGGCGCTGGGCGAGCTGGCCCGCGAGCTGAAAATTCAGCCTGGTGCGCTAGTTCGCGATCTCATCCGAGCAGCCCTGAAAGCCAAGCGAGAGCAGGACACCATTTCCCAGGTTAACGAAAAGAAACTTAGCGCCTGAGTAGGCCATGGAGGAGGCACCAATGTCCGCAATACCCGAAGTAGGGCAGTACACGCAGGACGAGAAGGACGAGCTTGAGCGCTGGGCAGATGAAGTTGGTATCGGCATGGATCAACTCGCTGACCGGATTTTGCAAATGACAGAGCTGGCGGTCGAGCGGCGCAGCGCTGCTCGCCTCGCAACGGATAAAACAAACCTGCGAAGACGCCTGGCTGATCGCTGTGCACAAGAAGCTCGGACAGGAAACGTGGTTTCAATTTTCCCCGTGAGGTAACGGTCCGGCCCCTTATTAGGGGCCAAAGCAGCAGCGATTGGGTCAAGCGGGGCTGGCACCTAATAAGGGGCCAAGTAGAAAAAAGGGTCATGGGTTCATCCCTGATCAGTTGATGAACGAATGATCGTCTAGTTGGCATTACGCCACCACGGAAACAGAAACGAGGTTTTACGAATGGACAAGTTCCTGCGGGCCTGCCACGACGCGGTCAAGGATAACGAAGCTAAGTCGCTGAGCGCCAAGATGGGTGTTCCGCATGTGAGCCTGCTCCAGCGCGCAAACCCGGACAACGACGCTCACCACCTCACCATCGAGCACCTGTACGGGATCTTGTTGCACACCGGCGACAAAGGTCCGCTGTCTGCCCTGGCCAACGAGTTCGGCTTTGACTTGGTGGCGCGTGAGCGTCCGACAGCGAAACCGCTGATGGTTGCGCTGTGCCATTTGACCGCCGAGTGCGGCGACGTCGGCCGACTGATCTTCGACGCCACCGCTGACAACCACATCAGCCAGCACGAAAAAGCCCAAGGCGACAAAGCCATCCAGGAAGCCATCGACGCGCTGAACGTTCTGCGCGAATCGCTGAAGGCTGCCTGAATTTCAGACACAAAAAAGCCGACGTACGAGGTCGGCTTTTTAAACAGCAATAAAGCAAGTGGAGCCGATTATGCACGCACAGACACAACGGAACAATACCGGACAGGTCGCGACACGTTTTAATAATTCCGAAAACGTGTCGCGGACTATGTCATCGAAGGAAATCGCGAGCGTTACCCGAAAGGCTCACAAGCATGTGATTCGTGATGTCCGAGACATGATCAGCGACCTTGAAAAAGATGGTCCAATTTTGGGCCATCTCTCCGAGGACAAGGATGCGCGTGGATATACCACTGCATTCCACCTTGATCGCGACCTGACCGACACGCTGATGACTGGCTACAGCGCACGCATGCGTTACGCCGTCGTCCGCCGCTGGCGCGAACTGGAACAGCAGCAGGGTGCCCGCGAGCAAGTCTTGCTCAGCGGCACAAAGGTGGTAGGCGAACTCGCGATCCTCGAGTGCTTCACGCGCCTGCTGAAGCCGGCGCCATCCAGTCAGATGCTGATGTTGTCGAAGATCGCCGCGAACAACGGCCTTGATGCCAAGTTCCTTCCCGGCTACGCCATAGACGCCGCACCAGACGCCACTGGCGGCAGTTCAATGCCGACCAAGGCCATCACTGCCCTGATCAAAGATCACGGTATCGCCAGCACAGCCGCCGCCTTCAATCGTGCACTGGCCGCCAAGGGCTTCCTCAAGCAGCTCCAGCGCAAGAACTCCAAGCAGGAAATGGTCGACTTCTGGTGCGTTACCGAGAAGGGCATGACCTACGGCAAGAACCTCACCAATCCTCAATCCCCCCGCGAGACGCAGCCTCACTGGTACGTCGATCGTTTCCTCGAACTGGCCGCACTGGTCGGGAAGGCCTGACATGCAATACACCGTCACGATCAACCAGGTGAAGGCGCTGGAGTGGGGGCTGAACTCTCAGCAGGCCCTGCTGTTCGCCTTCGTCTACGAGAGCCCGAGCTGGGCCAATCCAATCAAGACGGACACCGGGATCTACTTCGCGCTGAGCAAGAGCAAGATCGTCGAAGAATTGCCCCTGCTCACTGACAAACCGGACACCGCTTACCGCCTGCTGAAAGCTCTGGCTGAGGCTGGACTGATTGAGCTTTCAAGCACTTCCAGCATCACCTTGATTCGCCTTACTGAGAAGGCGAAAGAGTGGAATCGCAAACTGGATGGGTCGGAAAAATATCCGACCTCAGCAACAACTCAAGGTCGGAAAAAAATCCGATCTACCTCGGATAAATCTCCGAGCAAGGTCGGAAAAAAATCCGATGCAGGGTCGGAAAAATCTCCGACAAATCAGGGTACCAATAATCAGGGTACCAATCAGGTAACCAGTAATCAGGATTTGCAGGACGGCTCGGACAAGCCGAACCGGTCCGGCGGCTTGGTGTTGGTCGTTGATCGCATCGAAGCGCCGCGGGTTGAAATCCCCGCCGACATGCCGGGCCCCAAAGACCAGTCCTGCAAAACGTTCAAGACCTGGGCGAACTACGCCATGTCCTACCGCAAACGCTACAAGGCGTGGCCAGTCTGGAACGCCAAGGTGGGAGGGCAGGTTGGTTTGCTGATCGGCCGCCTCGGCATCGACGTCGCTCACAGCGTTGCTGCGTACTACCTCGGGATTAACGACGCCCAACTGATCCGCAAATGCCACAGCTTCAGCGAACTGCTGGCCAACGCCGAGAGTTACCACACCCAGTGGGTGACCCAGACCCAGATCAATGGACGCACCGCCCGCCAACAGGAAGACACCCAGGCCAACATTAACGCCGCGCAGGAAGCTGCTCGGAACATCCGCGAAGGGGGTAAGCGCAATGCTTTCCTCTGACGACCGCGCACAACTGGCCGGCGCCATCTGCGCTACGGCCGAAACCCTAGGCCAGACCATCAGCGCCGCTGCTGCCGAATTGATGGCTGAAGACCTGGCCGTGTTCGCCCCGGCCGATATCCGCAAGGCGCTTCAGTCGTGTCGCCGGGAACTGACCGGCAAGTTGACCTTGGCTGCCGTGCTGCAACGCATCCAGGCCGAAGATGGCCGCCCGGGCAAGGACGAGGCCTGGGCGATCGCCATGACCACGAACGACGAGTTCGAAACCGTGGTGTTGACCGACGAGATCCAGATCGCACTGGGCGCGGCAAAGCCGGTCCTCGATGCTGGCGACAGGGTCGGTGCCCGGATGGCGTTCATCAGTGCTTACGAGCGACTGGTTACTCAGGCCCGGGAGGATGTGAAGCCGGTGAGCTGGCATGTGTCCGTGGGTTTCGACGCGAATCGTCGCGTTGAGGCCGTGACCAAGGCCGTGCAGATGCAACGTATCCCGCAGGAACACGGGCAGAAGTACTTGGCTGATCTGCGGGTGGTGCCGGTTACTGAAGACGGCCGCGCCCTGGCTGGACTGATCACAGGCGAGGTGTCCCGGCCGACGCCGGCGGTGCGCGAAAAGCTCAAAGGTGTGAAGGATTCGATGATGGAGATGCGAGCCGCCTCTGCCGCAAGGAAGGACGAGATGCGTATCGATGCTGCAAACGAATTGGCGGATCGCCGAGCGATGCTGATCAAGCAGGCCGAAGAAATGGAACTGAAGAGGGTGGCGCAATGATCCCTAAATCCGCAAACACACTGGCCTGCACCTTTGCCGGCTTTGCCATCGGCGTGTTCTGCGTCCTGATCACAATGGCGGTGACGGCATGAGCGACAAAATCAGCGTTAACAGCCAGGCCAAGCTCTCCGAAGCCATCACCTGCCTGACCACCATGTACCGCGACAAGAAGTTCGTCGTTGTCTCCCTGCGCCCGGGCAAGGACCGCACGCTCGATCAGAACTCGCTGTGGTTCGGGATGTACAAGCGCATCGCCGAGATGACCCAGATCGGTGACGCGGCCGATGCTCGACGCTACTGCAAGCTGCACTTCGGCGTGCAGATCCTGCTGAACGAAGATTCGGGGTTTCAGGCCGCGTGGTACCGGGTCATGCGTCATCTGCCCTACGAGGAGAAGCTGGCCATGATGGGCGAGTGCAAGCTGTTCGGTCCGGACGGCTTCCCCGTTACCAGCCTGTTCAACCGCGCCCAGGGCGTGGCTTATACCGACCGCATCGCTGGCTTTTTCACCGGCCAAGGCGTGGTGTTTACCGATCTGCTCAGCAAGGAGGCTGCATGACAACTCTCGAAGAAATCAGTGCATGCCCGAAAGCCAATCACCGGTTCTGGTCGGATCGGGCTCGCTCAAGCCTTGCCTTCTACCGATACAACGGCGCAGGGCCTGCTGACCGTCGCCTAGAGCGCGCAGCTTTCCGCAAAAACATGGTGCACCGCCGGGCGAGGACCTACCTCGATGCTCCGCGCGGGCAGCTAGATATGTTCGGGGTGGCTGCATGAGCATCGACCGTAAATCACCCCGCCCGAAGAAGTGCAGGAACCCAGCCTGCGGAATCAGCTTCCCGCCGCAGCGCCTGGGTCAGGCCGTGTGCAGCCCCAAGTGCGGGCTCGCCATCAAGGACGTGAATCAGGAGAAGGCGCGCAAGTCGCTGGCCCAGATCGAACGCAAAGAGATCAAGGTCCGCAAGGAGAGGCTGAAGAGCCGGGCCGAGCATCTCAAGGACACGCAGACTGCGTTCAACGCGTGGGTTCGTGAGCGCGACGCCGAGCTGCCTTGCATTAGTTGCGGCCGGCACCACCAGGGCAAGTACGACGCTGGGCATTACCGCACCGTCGGCAGCAACCCTGCACTGCGCTTCGAGCCGCTGAACTGCCACCGCCAGTGCTCGCCGTGCAACACCCAGCTGTCCGGGAACATCGTGAACTACCGCATCGCGCTGGTTAAGCGGATCGGCGCCGAGCAGGTCGACTGGCTGGAAGGCCCGCATGAGCCGAAGAAGTACACCGTCGAAGAGCTGAAAGCGATGACCGCCGACTACCGGGCAAAAACAAGAGAGCTGAAGGGGAGAGCAGCATGACCTATCGCAACGTGGTATCCGCAGTAGTCCGGGCGCTCGCCGCCGAAACCATCAACTCCGCCGGCGGCTGCGACTTTGAGCCAAAGGTGCAGTGCGCAAAGCAGAAGGGGGAGATCGTCGGCAAGGAGGCAGCATTCCTGACTGACTGCTGGGTGTTTGGTCGGCTGCACAAATCTTTGTCGGCTGCGCACTGGCGCGCCCTGGTCGCGAAGTTCTCGACGCATACAGAGCGCAAGCATGCCGCCATTGCCGAGTTGACGAAGGTCATGCGGTCTCCGGCGCCTGAGCGGTTCCTGCATTGCGCCATTGTCACCTGGGCGCTGCCAAAGCTGCCGGGGTCGGACGGGAAGCGCTCGACAAACGTGCTGCCTGCTGGGTGGTATGAGATGGACAACTGGTCCAATGAGCCGCACCCGATCAAGACTCAAGAGCGGTGGCGGAGGGAGATTCGTAAGTCTTTGGAGAGCAGTGTCGACATGGCTCTGGTCGAGGCTCAGCACATACTTGAGCATGAAGGCCTTGTGATGTCAGAAGTTGCTTGACTGGCATTGAGCCAATGAGCCATTATCTACCCATCCTGTCATTCCTGCGCGTAACGAGGTGTGACAAATAAAACCCGGCCATCGCGTCGGGTTTTTTTATGCCTCAAATTCACCGCAGCCAGGGCGGCCTCACGGAAGGCCTGGACGTCGATAGCCGGATAGTGCGACGTACGGAATCAACACCGGCAGCCCGCGCGCCCTGCACACCAATGCTTACAGGGTGGCGCGAGATTGGCTCAGTGAGATCGATGCAGAAGGGCGTCGACGCAGAGAAGGTCTTCGGCGGACAGGAGGGGAAAGACCCTCGCACCTATTTCGAGCCTCGGCATTTGCTGGGGCTTTTTCGTTTTCGACTCCACCACGCCCATTGCTCCGAGCTGGGAGTGCTGCTGGAGTCGGATCTATCAATCTCCCCAAGAGGGAGTCATTGGATTCTCAATCATGCCGGACAGACCTGAGAGCTGGGCCAAGTTCTGGGAGGCAATGAGCAATCCACTCCTACAGGGCGCAATTATGGCGATCCTCATCTCCCTCTTGCGCGTGCTGTACGACGCCAAAGAAACCAGCAAGCGCCGAATCATCTTCGAGGCGCTGATCTGCGGAGGCCTGAGCCTATCAGCCAGTAGCGTTATCGCCTGGATGGAGTGGCCGTCGAATCTTTCGGTCGCGGCCGGTGGAGCTATTGGCTTCCTCGGCGTGACAGCCATCCGTGAAATGGTGACCCGCTTCCTGGGTCGCAAGGTGGATTCGCTATGAAGGCCTTTGCAGCTGCAGCAATCATCGCGCTCGTTGCCTGCCTGTTGCTGGGCATCCAGCACTACCAGGTCATCGCGCTCGAAGGGCAGGTGACGATCGAGGCCAAGGGCAAGCAGGACGCCATCGCGGCGAACACCGAAAGCCAGGCCACGATCACCACCCTGCGCGCCGAAGCCCAGCGCAACGCCGATTACCTGAAAGACCTCAACAACCGAATCAAGGCCAGCGAAGACAAAGCCAAAAAGGCGAGGAAAGACTTTGAAGATCTCAAGCGCAACAGCAAGCCTGTTCGTGATTGGGCTGCTCAGCCTCTGCCTGACGGCCTGCGCGGGAAACCCGGCAGTGGTAACAAAGACCCAGGCAGTAAGAATTGAAGCGCCCGAGCTGATCCCGTGCGAGCGGATCGACGCGGCCGAGTCTGAGGCTGGCCTTCGCCTGAACGGCGATGTGTGGGAACTCAAGGATCAGGCCATCAAGCTGCTGGACACGTGTGCCGACCAGGTGGACGCCCAGATCAAGCGCAGTCAGAGCAAGTAGTCCGCGACACGTTTCGCGTATCTGCAAATTGTGTCGCGACATTGGAGAGGGGCATGACCAACGTCACCCGCCTGCATCACGCATTACCGCTGAGCCCCGCCATCAATCAGGCGATTACTGAGCTTGATAGCGCCATCGCCAAAGCGATTGACGCTGCCAAGGCTGCCGGCCTCCCTCAAGGATTGGTCGTGTCTCTCTTGCACGGGCACGCCCAGGTGCAGACCAACATCATGGTGAGCTGAATGACGACCATTGCCTACAAAGACGGCGTTATCGCCTATGACTCTCGGATCACCGCCAACACCACCATCACGAATGACGACTACGAAAAGTGCCATGAGGTGACGGGCGTCAAGTTCGTCCTGTCTGGCAAGACGTCCGATTACGCCAAGCTGATCGATGCTTATTTCGGCGGGGCTGCATCTGGCGACCTTCAGGCTTCGGCAGTCATCGTCGATGCGGAGGGGCTGTGGTATGCCGGACGCAACAACGAAGATGGCTTCTGGAAAAGCCCGATCGTTGGTGACGGGCCTTATGCCATTGGAAGTGGTGGCGATCACGCCTTCACCGCAATGGACATGGGCGCGACTGCCTATCAGGCCGTAGAGATGGCCATGAAGCGTGATAGCTGCACTGGCGGCAAGATCAGGACGCTGATGGTCAAGCCTGCTGATCCTGCCGCTTGATGAATCAACTGCGGTACGTTTCGACTCTCTGCGGCATCGCAGGGAACCAAAGCCATTCGCCTTCCTGCACCGGAGTATTGAAGTTGCGCTTCACCTCGAACACACGATCATCCCCATTGGTGCCGGTTACCGACAGGATGTGTGCCGATTGCCAGCCCTTGAATGGTTCGGTCTTCAGGCCAAGCCAGCCTGCGCGGAGCACGACCGCGCTGGTATTGTCTGCGCCGGTGTAAATGGTCCGCTCGCCAGGGTTAAAAGTGAATGGAATACCGGTCAATCGAACCGATTCATCATTGTCCGTATAGACCTCAATGTCCGCTGTAATTAATCCCACGATGCTGCTCCTTGCGTTTAGTTGACCGCCACCAATACCGGCAACCAGCCACCATTTCAAGCCCGGGGTGATCCATGGACAGACCGCACCCTCCAGCGTCACTGCTTGAACTGTCTGATCTGTCCGACTTCGGTATTCGCCTAACTCCAGCGCCCGAGGTGTGGGAGTGGCTGAGCACCGAGATTCTTGCCGACACCGGCAGCATTCACAACGAAGACCATGCCCATCTACTGGATGCAGACATCCGGATCATGTGGGCGTCTTCACACTTCGAGAAGCAGGGGCGGACAGTTCTTGGCCAGGCCGAGCAAGTGGCGTTCCGTGCAGGTGGTTGGCAGAAAGCCCGGATGGAACAGCAGATGCGTGATTGGTTCGGCGATGTGCCGGCCTTCATCATCACCCTGGCTGCTGACTACTGCTCGCAGTGCTCCGACGCCGACTTCTGCGCACTTATCGAGCACGAGCTGTACCACATCGCTCAAGCGACCGATAAGTACGGTCAGCCAGCCTTCACCAAGGAGGGCGCACCCAAGCTTGAGATGCGCGGACACGACGTTGAAGAGTTCGTCGGTGTGGTTCGCCGCTATGGTGCGAGCCCTGACGTTCAGGCGTTGGTGGATGCAGCAAACAAACCTGCTGAGGTAGGGAAATTGAACATATCGAGGGCCTGCGGAACCTGTCTGCTCAAGTCGGCCTGATTCTGGACAGGCACTGGACGGATGAGAACTTATGGCAGTCCTGAAAAATGAGGTGAAGAGCTTCATCGTTCAGGCTCTGGCGTGCTTTGACACACCTTCTCAGGTGGTTGAATCCGTCAAGAACGAATTCGGCGTTGTGTTGAGCCGCCAACAGGTGGAAACACATGACCCAACCAAGACGTCCGGCAAGGGGCTGGCGTTGAAGTGGCAAACCCTGTTCCACGACACCAGAAAGCGTTTTCGCGAAGAGACGGCTGAGATTCCGATCGCCAATCGTGCTTTCCGGCTCCGCGCTATGAACCGCTTCGTGGAGAAGGCCGAGACGATGAAGAACATCGGCCTCGCCATGCAGATTCTGGAGCAGGCCGCGAAAGAAACCGGCGATATGTACGTCAACCGCAACCGCAAGGATGAGCCTGACGACGAGCCTGCTATCCCGACCCGCATCCAGGTCGACGTAGTGGATGCGAGGAAGCCGAATGCCGAGCCTTAACGTTCCGCAGGCTCACTTCCTCACGCTACCCCACAAATTCCGCGCATTCGTTGCAGGGTTCGGCTCAGGTAAGACCTGGGTGGGATGCTCAGCGCTGTGCAAGCACTTCATGGAGTGGCCTGGCGTCAACGCTGGCTACTTCGCACCGACTTACCCGCAGATCCGGGACATCTTCTATCCGACAGTGGAAGAGGTGGCCTACGACTGGGGACTGAAGACCAAGATCAACCAGGCGAACCATGAGGTTCACATCTACAGCGGCCGGCAGTATCGCGGCACTGTGATTTGCCGGTCGATGGAGAAGCCGCAGACGATTGTCGGCTTCAAGATCGGCCATGCCTTGGTGGATGAGTTGGACGTGCTGACGTCGATCAAGGCTCAGCAGGCCTGGCGCAAGATCATCGCCCGGATGCGTTACAACCTGCCGGGGTTGAAGAACGGTGTGGACGTAACCACGACGCCGGAAGGCTTCAAATTCGTCTTTCTCCAGTTCGTGAAGCAGCTACGCGACAAGCCAAAGCTGAACGACATGTACGGCCTGGTGCAGGCCAGCACGTTCGACAACGAACTGAATCTGCCAAGCGACTACATCGAATCGCTGATGGAGTCGTATCCGCCGCAGCTGATCCTCGCTTACCTGAACGGACAGTTCGTCAACCTGACGTCCGGCTCGATCTACCACACGTATGACCGCAAGCTGAATCAGTGTTTCGACACTGTGCAGCCGGGTGAACCCCTGTTTATCGGCATGGACTTCAACGTCGGCAAGATGGCGGCGGTAACGCACGTCAAGCGCGATCAGGGTCTACCCCGAGCGGTCGATGAGTTGATGGATGGCTACGACACGCCGGACATGATCCGCCGTATCAAGGAACGCTACTGGCGCCACAACGGCAACGACTTCGAGAAGACCTGCGAAATCCGGATCTACCCCGACGCCTCCGGTGATTCCCGCAAGTCAGTCAACGCCAGTGTCACCGATATCGCCATGCTCAAGCAGGCAGGCTTCGCGGTCATTGCGCCGGCGGCCAACCCTCCGGTTAAGGATCGGATCAACGCCATGAACGCCATGTTCTGCAACGCGCAGGGCGAACGGCGATACCTAGTCAACCCGTTCACATGCCCGACTTACGCCGATGGCCTTGAGCAGCAGATCTGGGCACCCAACGGCGAGCCGGACAAGAGCCAGGGCAACGACCACGCCAACGATGGCGGCGGTTACTTCATTCATCGCGAGTACCCGATCGTTAAACCGGTCACCACAATGAAAATGGGAGTCGCCCGATGACGGACGTCACTTTTACCCGTCCCGAGTACAAGGCGGCGCAGTACCGGTGGCGCTTGGTGCGCGACGTCTGCAAGGGGTCGGAAACCATTAAGGCTGCCGGTGATCAGTACCTGCCTCGACCGAATGCCACGGACGCCAGCAAGGACAACAAGGATCGCTACGACGCGTACAAGAAGCGCGCCGTCTTCTACAACGCCACGGGCCGGACGAAGCACAGTCTGGTGGGGGCGGTGTTCCGCACCTGGCCAACGCTGACCGTCCCCGGCGCACTCGACTACGTGTCGAAGGACATCGACGGGCAGGGCGTGAGCATCTACCAGCAGTCGCAATCAGTCATCGGGCATCTGCTCGAAGTCGGCCGTCACGGGCTGCTGGTGGATTACGCGGCTGTCGTAGCCGGCTCGGTGAGCAAGGCGGACGAACAAGCAGGTCGGGCCCGGGCGAACATCGCCAGCTATCCGGCCGAGGCGATCATCAACTGGAAGACTCGCCAAGTCGGCGGCCAGCATCTGCTGTGCCTTGTCGTTCTGCGCGAGACGGCCGATGTCGACACCGATGACGGCTTTGGTAGCGAGCAGGTTGTTCAATACCGGGTGCTGCGCCTGGATGCCGCCGGCGTCTACACGCAGGAGGTGTGGGAAGAGGGTTCCAGCCAAACGGCAATGATCATCGCGCCCCTCACCCCACTGAATGGCCTCGGCCAACCATGGCGCGTGATCCCGTTCCAGTTTCTGGGCAGCGAGAACAACGACACCAGCATCGACGACTCACCGCTGTACGACATGGCCGAAGTCAATATCGGTCATTACCGCAACAGCGCGGACTACGAAGAGGCGGCCTACCTGGTGGGCCAGCCTCAGCCGTGGATGGCAGGACTCGATGAGCAGTGGCGCGACCACATGGAGAAGGGCGGCATTTTCCTCGGCTCCCGCGCACCTTGGCTGCTTCCAGTCAGCGGCACATGCGGCGTCTGGCAGGCTCAGCCCAACACCGTGGCCAAAGAGGCAATGGACGGCAAGAAAGAGGACATGGTGTCGCTCGGCGCCCGATTGATCGAGCGAGGCAGTGCGGTGAAGACCGCAACCCAGGCCGACAACGACAGCGCCGCCGAACACAGCGTCTTGTCGCTGGTGGTGAGCAACGTCAGCGAGGCCTACAGCCAGTGCTTGGTCTGGATGGCTGAGTTCGTGAACGCTCCCGGCGAAGTGGTCTACAAACTCAATCAGGACTTCAGCCAGATCAGCCTGGACGCAACGATCCTCACCGCGCTGTTCAACGCAGTGCAGGGCGGCAAGCTGCCGGCGGGCGACTTCTGGCAGTACCTGCGCGATCGCGGGGTTATCGACCCCGAGAAGACCGACGACCAGATCCGCGACGAACTGGAGACCGAAAGCCCTGGGCCCGCCCTGGACGACACCGAGGTAATCCCGAATGGCGGCAAACCAAGCAATCCTTGATGCCACGATTCGCCATGCGGTTTTCCTCGAGCAACTGAAGTCGGGGGAGGTCGCAAAGTTCGGGCCTTTCCTCAAGGAGATTGATCGCTCGATCCGTGAGCGGCTGACCCGGACCGATCTTACGGATTACACCGTTGCTCGGCTGGAGCGGTTGCTGAGTGAAGTGGATAGCCTGCTGCTGGGTATCTTCAACCGCTACAGCGACAAGCTGAACCTCGACCTGATCGACATTGCGAACTACGAGGCCGAGTTCGAAGCAACCAGCCTGACCCGGGCGGCGCCGGTGGGCGTCTCGTTTGACGCGGCGGTGCCAGGTGCTGCTGCAATCAGGGCGGCAATCCTCGGCAACCCGCTCAGCGTGCGCGGTGCTGACGGCGGCAAGCTGCTCAAGTCGTTCATTGATGGATTCACCGCCACCGAGCGACAACGCCTCACTGGCGCGATCCGGCAAGGCTTCTTCGAAGGCCAGACGAACTTCCAGATCATCAAGAACATCCGCGGGACCAAGGCACTCCAGTACAACGACGGCATCCTGGCCACGACCAACCGGAACGCCGGCGCTGTGGTGCGAACTGCGGTGCAACACGTCGCCACTCAAGCGCGCATGGAGACGCTCAAAGAGAACTCCGATGTCGTGCAGGCGGTGGAGTGGGTCAGCACCCTGGATACGAAGACCACCAGCCAATGCCGGTCGCTCGACAAGCAGCGCTTCAAGCTGACTGAGGGGCCGAGGCCGCCGATCCACATCAACTGCCGCTCTACGGTGGTTGCGGTAACGCGCTTCAGCGCGCTGTTCGCCAAGGACGCCACACGGGCATCCATCGGCGACGGTGGCGCCCAGCAGGTGAGGGCGGACCTCAGCTATTACGACTGGCTCAAGCAGCAGCCAGCGGCGTTTCAGGACAAGGCCATCGGCCCGGTCCGCGCCAAGCTGTTTCGCGAAGGTGGCCTGACGATCGAGCGGTTCTCCGAGCTGCAGCTTGATCGCAATTTCAAACCACTGAGCCTCGTACAGATGAAGGCTTTAGAACCTCTGGCGTTCGAACGGGCAGGGCTGAATTGATACACGTCTAGTCAGAGGATATTGAGGTAGCGACGAAGCCCTATCCACATCTTGTTGACACCGAGGCGATCCGCTGCGTCTTTAGGGGTTTTGTAGGCGTCGAGCGGATCGACCTTGTCCTCAGGCCAGCTTGCGAATGCATGAATAATGATTGCAGTGATCTTTGGGATTTGGTCCAAAAATCTCGCGTTCTTCGAGCCGAAATAAAACTCAGGCTGACAGCTTTCAAGAGGCACGAGGGCGAGATAGAACTGGTGTCGCCAGTGCTCTTCATGGCCTTCAAGCTCTTCAAGGGCTACTTTGTCACGTATACGGGCCTTCGCTTTCTTGTAGTCCTCAAGCAGCCTCGCTGTTGTTAGCCATGCGAGTCGGTTTGCTGGAGGTGGCACAGAACGAGGATTGCCGACAAGGGATTCATACGCGCGCTCGAGAGTCTTAACTGCGTAGTTCAACATGCGGTCATCGCGTCTCTCATTGACACTTTTTCGGATAGTCAAAAAAGCAAAAAAAGCCGATAGGGCGCCCGCAAACGCCGCCGCTATGTTTGCCCCGTCTCCTACTGTCATTACTGCCACCTCACCCCAAGCCATCACATCAGGCGGTTGCCGTCGTGCAAACGGCCATTTGACTACGACGACCAACCGGGCGTCGAGCATTTCTACCACGTGCAGGCAGGGCCTGCATCCTCGTCTCTGGGAGACAACCAATGCTGAAATTTCAACTGGACAGCCTGGACGGTGTCGACGAAGCCGTGCGCGCTCTTTACACCGAGAAGGACGGCAAGTTCGTACTCGGCATTGAAGGTCTGCCGCAACAAGAAGACGTATCCGGCCTGAAGGCCCAGGTTCAAACCCTGCTGGATGAAAAGAAGTCTGAAAAGCGTAAGCGCGAGGAAGCTGAAGAGACCGCACGCCTGGAGCGTGAAGAAGCCGCCCGCAAGTCCGGCAACGTCGAAGAGCTCGAACGCTCCTGGACTGAAAAATTC